AAAGGTTGTGATAACGAAGATAGCTTAGTAGGAACAGGGTTAGATTACATCGTACCTGATGAATATGCGTTGTATAAACCCCATGTCTGGCCTAAGATATTACGTCCTATGCTTTCAGATAGACAAGGTGGTGGGATGTTCATCGGTACACCAAGAGGCAAAAACTCGTTCTTTGAATTGTATCTAAAAGGCCAGAGGAAAGAGCCAGGGTGGGAGAGTTGGCAATTACCTACAAGCTGCAACCCCTTTATCCCCTTAGCAGAGATAGAGGAAGCGCGTAAGACATTACCTGCAGGAATATGAAGCCTCTTTTGAGGATTATGTAGGCCTGATATGGTCTGAGTTCAATAAAGACCATGTAATCGAGCCGTTTTATGTACCTGATATGTATGAGAAAGTGGGAGCAATAGACCCGGCAATGACAGGTACGACAGGAGCATTGAAGTCATTCACCGATGAGAACGGCGTTATAATCATCTATAAGGAGTTTTACAAAGCCAACGCCAGGGTGTCAGATATAGCTTATGAGATCAAAGAAGATGACATATTCTGGCTCATTGATAGAGCATCTAAAGCTAAACTAAGGCCCCAAGAAGGGCAGATGTATAGCCTACATGATGAATACAGAGATAACGGTATAGTAGCTTACCCCGGAGAATCAGATGTATTTGCGGGTATCAATAGAATAGGTGAGCTGTTTAAGGCCGGGAAGATAAAGATATTCTCAAGCTGTACTAACTTAATATGGGAATTAGAACGATATCACTGGGCAGAACCAAAGATCACAATACGAGGGGATGTGAAAGCAACCCCATTTCACGCAGATTGTCATTTATGTGATTGTTTACGCTGGATAGGTATGAATAGGCAAAGCAAAACAGAGTTAATATATAAAATAACCCCTCACAGGTTAAGCGCAGCTACCCTTATGAAGGAGATGCAAGAGGCGAGGGGGAATAGGTGAGCTTATTATTCTGGCTCTGGTGCGAAGCCGGATTATTCAGTTGGATGAATGGAAAAAGGATTATTATACTATTCTTACTGCATGGTGATATTATGGTTACTTTATTGGCTTCTATCCTGTGTATTAACTATAAAAGATGGGTTAGAGTGAGGAATAAATGAAAGATTTCGACCAAAAACGCCTAAAACAAATAATCACAGCCTTTAAAAAGTGCGGGTACACCAAGAAACAGGCGTATGATTGTATAAAGACGGTTATATTTTTATTCAAGGCAACGGATATCGCGGAGGTTTAATGGCTAAACTATGCCCCCTAGCAGCCCAAGGATACATGAGAAATTATGATATGGCAGAATGTAAAGAGGAAAAGTGTGCCTGGTGGTGTAAAGATACACAGAATTGTGCTATATGTGAGATAGCTGAGAGGCTGTGAGTTGGTTACAGACCCTAAAAGAAGAAGCAATAAATATAGCAGAGCATGGGGAAGGCAAATTAGAATTCACAGTCGGCCCCAATGGTAAGAAGACATTAGTCTTAATCACAGCCGGTAGACGGCATCGTTTTTTGATAGATAAAGACTTAGACGACGAATAAAGCGCTTGATTTTAACTAAGAGCAGTTTTATTACATAACGTAATAGGGCTGCTCTTTTATTATTATGAAGAAACACACCAACAAACTAATCTACGCCGTAGCAGTAGTAGCTGTAATCTTCGGCTACGTCAATCTACCTAAGAAAGTAACCGCTATGGAGCAGGAAATCCAACGAAATCAACAACATTTAGGTAACCTTACCCAAACAGTAGACAAATACGTGGCTACCCAAGCGATAAAAGAGGAAGCCGACAAAGAATACAGAAAGCTTTTAATGGAATGGATTAAAGAAATGAAGGAGAAATAATGGGGAAACTAAACGCTTCGGAGATAAATTTCTGGTTGAGTGAAGCCCGCTCATGTGAACAAAGACAACAGCAAGAGCTATTACATCGCAACAATTACCCCTTCCTTATAAACTACTACGAAGGCTTCGACCGGGCAGAAGCCCCCCACCCTCATCTAAACACTCACCAAAGACTAGCTATTATAAACGAGCATTTCCCCAATACCAACGCACTAATATCTGAAATAATGTATCAGAACCCGGATATTGTAGTAGATGCCGCTAAACCGGAAGCCGAAGAGGGTGAGGATTTGATGAAAGCAGCATTGAGCTATTGGTTTGATAAAAGCCATGCTATCGTAGAAAATCGTGTAGCTTTGTTTGATATGTTGTATTCCGGTATAGGGTGTATAGAAGTAGGACAATATAACCCCGGCACAGGCAGTAAAAAGGATTTATTACCGTCAGAACAGGATTTAGCCAAACGTAAAACATTAATGGAACGTGCTACAGGCATATTCAAGAGAAAGGACGAGAAAGCCGCGGAAGAAGCTCTTGAGAAGGCACAACCTCCCAAGGAATCGTCTACTGCTACCAACACAGGCACATATATCAGACGTTGGGATCCTGTCAATGTACCTTTGGACTGGCGCGCTGAGCGAATCATAGACCGTAGATACAATCTCAAGAAAGTCTGGATGTCCCCGGAAGAGTTTAACATCACCTATCCTAAGTTTGCTGGCCGTGTCACAGACTCCAATGGACGATTTAGATACTCCATGCATGAGAAAGAGAGCCGTTCTGGTAAGATGTTCGTCTATGAGTTCCAAATCAAGAAGAAGGACGGCAGTTATTGGAACCTTGTTATAGCTCCTAGCATCTTAGAAGAAGAGCTTGATATGTTCAAAAGACCGTATGTCACCAATGGTTTTGACATGAAGATAGGCACATTACACAAATACGGTAGACTTTATCCGACTTCCATGGCTCAGATAAACAAGAAGATGAGCGATGAGATGAATGAATATATCAGATTCCAAGCAGAGGTGGCTAAGAGGAATATCCCCAAATACCTTGTAGACGGTAAGAAAATCAAACATGCGGCTAAGGAATCTCTAAAAAGCACTAAGGTCAATGATATTGTAGAGGCAGATGGGCCACCTACCGGCACGATTATCCCCTTAGTACCTACTCCAGTATCCAACGAAAACAAAGAGCAATTCGCCCTATTCCAAACCAGGTCAGAGAAAGGATGGGGTGTTTCCACCTCAAGGCTACAAGGTAAAGCTAATGAAAAGTTCGCCACAGGGCTTAAAATACAAGAAGCGGGCTTCCAGGAAAAGACTGCTGACATCCAAGAAGGTTTAAGATTCTTCATCCAAGAACAACTAGACTCCGGCAAAGATTTGATAGCTACATTTTGGGATAAACCTATATTCTTTAAAATAACTGGTAAAGAAAAGATGTCATGGTATGAGCCACAGACAGCGGTGAATCCTATGACAGGTCAGGAAATGGTGCTTAATCCGCTCTCAGACTTGCTTACAGGCGATTATTGGGTCAAAGTCGATATATCTTCGGCTCTACGCCCAAACAAGGAGAGAAAGCGAAATGAGGCCATATTATTTATTAAAGAGCTAGCTGGTCTATTACCCTTATTCCAGGCCCAAGGTAAGACAATTAACACAGATGAGATAGCTAAGATCAGTAAACAGTTTGGCTTTACTCCGGAAGTGCTATTCGTAGACGCACCACCACCACCAGACCCCAATGCTGTACAGGCCGGAGAGGAGCAGATAAGCCCGGAAGAGGACGCAGAAAGACAGGCTGAGGCTGAAAGGAGAGCGAATGCTGGAGTTTGATATAATTTCTGAATTGGTTGAAGAGTGTAGCGAGGCCGTGCATAAAGCTTATTGTGAGTTTTATAAGAAACGCAAAGGCAAAGAATATTGGACTAAAGGTGACTATACCTTGTTAAATGACGAAACTAAAGAAATAGATAGGCAAACTGTTCGGGCCGTTTTAAAAGTTGTTAGAAGAGAGGTCTTGTCTAATTGGAGGGTTAATGGAATTTGATTACAAATGCATAGACTGCGGTAAAGACAAACCAAAGAATGCTAAAAGAGGCATGATATGCCTTTACTGCGGTGGGTTATTGCGAGGATCAAGCCCGGCTATCCAAGGCACAGCCGACTGTTTCGGCTTTAAAAACCAGTTTAAAGATGAACATTCAGGCAAAACGATTACAACCCGTAAAGACTGGAAGAAGGCAGGATATGGAGATATAGACGAATGCGTACCAGACCGCTCAATGAGATATGACGCTAAGGCAAAGATGCGCAGATGCCAAAAGCGAGGAGATAGACAGTTTGATAACAGTATATTACCAGGAGGAGGAAAGAAATGATGGCAGAGAAAAAGGTTGCGAAAAAGCCAGTCATCAACAAAAGAGTTGTTGATTTAGGCAAGTATTTGATTATGGCCAGGGAACAGTACCCTAATGAACCTGCATTAGATACCGCTTTAGCTATACTTTACAGTACAGAGAAAGTTGTAGCATTGCATCCTCATAAGGGCATTAATAAGATTATTGTGGAGGCATAATGTCATTACAATCTAAAAAGAGTGTTGAAGAAAGAATAGGTGAGCGCAGAATGGGTAACCCTCGTACTGATGCGGAAAGAAGGAAAAGGCATCTAGCTAAGTTTGGGACCACTAAATTACCGCCAAGAGGCACAGGGTTGAAGAAATAGAAACTCGACGGAAATCCCGTCGCTAAACAAAAGGAGATACATGGAAGGACAAGAATTTGACGCTAAAACAGATGTTATTGTAGAGGATTCTAATGACAAGGTTGAAGCCTTGTTAGACTCTCAACTCGATAAGATTGAGCAAGGAACGCCATCCGATTCGTCACCGGAAAAGCAAACTACCGAGGATAAGGCAGAAACAGCCAAGGCTTCCGAGGACACGACCTCGAAAAAAAGTGAAGAAGCCAAGGAAGAAACTACCGAAGCCCCGAAAGGCTATCACGATGATCCAGCTTGGAAGCGTATTATGGATGAACGTAATACAGCTAGAGCTGAGCGTGATGAGTTTAAGGCCAAGGGTGGATTGTCTGAAGAACAGACACAATCTCTTGAGGATGTTAAAACTATTATAGAGTCCCCGGCGTATATCAAGACTTCCATGAAGGAGCAAGGATATACTCAGGAAGCAATTGATGCGAAACTTATTGAGAAAGGTTTTGAAGCACCCAAGCCAGCGACAAGCGATTTAGATGCTGTTGCTAAAGAGTTTGGGTTTAAAAGTGCTAATGATTTAAAACCCGAGGAAAGAACTTACCTAGAAGAGATTATCAAGGCTTCAAGTGCTATTGTTGATGCCAGGCTTAAACCTATTGAAAGCAGACTAGGGCAAGCCGATCAACAGAAACAGCAGGTTGAGGCAGGGCGCACGTTGGTTAAAGACCTACAAGCTAAAGTCGCAGAGGAGAAAATCTTAGACTATACTAAAGACGTTGAACCCATGGTAAAGGAATGGCTAGATAAGAACCCCGAAGGTTTACAACCAGACTTAGAAAAGGCTGTCACTATCCAGATTAATAAGTTGAACATTGAACGCTTACGAGCGGGGAAAGAGCAAATCACTCGTGACGAAAAAAAGACTGATCTAAGGCAAAATGTTAAAGGCGCAGGCTCAGAAGGCAAAGGGCAAAAGAAAATTGCTGTTACCGATGAGGACGCTGAGAGCATCCTTGAATCAGAATTTGACCGCATGGGTATTTACTAGGAGTGAACAATGAATATCTTTAGCATTGGTATATTTGGCCTAGTAACAAAATTTATGCATTACTGCGTATGGGGTAACGCTATGTTTGTTACTAATGTTGAATATGCAACAACTAATGAAGATGCTCTTGAATCATTACTGGTATCTGCTGTACCGGATTTCGGGACACAGGGCGATGGCATTATAAATACTAACTTTCTTTTTGCTGCGTTAAAGGAAAAGAAAAGGTATAAATTGCTTAGCGGTGGCCTGGAATTTTGGAACTCACTACGAGGTACTGAGAATACTAACTTTGGTTGGAGATCTCACACAACAGAAATACCAGCTAATCTTCAAGACCCTAATCTTCGCTTACGTTTCCCGATTCAGACCTTTACAGGCGCTATGGTTATTAATGAAAAACATAAAGCTATGGTTAAAGGTCGCGCTATGATGAGAGATTGGGTTATGGATCAACGAGAACAAGCTAAATCTACTATCCCTAACCAATTTAACTCAGCTTTCTGGAACACTGCTCCGGGTGCATTAGAGCCGGAAAGTGTACCTAATTTGATTTCAGCTACCCCTCTTGTTGGAACCGTTGGCGGTCAGACAAGAGCCACCAATGCAGCTTTGCAGAACGGCGCTAGTACCGCAGGTATTACCGACATAGGTTCTGAAGCAGGTATCCAAGCTATGACTAAGTTAATCATCGAGCAGACTATAGGCGCTAATGATGCAGTCGATCTTGTTATCCTGGACTCGAACACCTTCTCGGGTTTGTCAGGATACTTAGCTACATTGCAGAGATTACGCCCGGATGACAAAATGGCCCAGTTAAAGATTCAGACCATTCAGCTAGGCAATACGACTATTGGTTTTGAGAATCTAGTGACTAAGGGTGGAGCTAATACCATTACCGCAGGGTATATGTACGGTGTTAACTCTAACCACATGAAGTTGAAAGCTCTAAGAGATGGAAACTTTATTTGGGATCCCAAAGGTTTTAGACCCATTGGAAACGGCCTGAACAGAGGCTTATTCTTCTGGTTCTTTGGTAATTTAGACACTGATTTACCAGCTGCTCACTTTGTAGCAACTGGCGTAGCAACCACATAGGAGGGATAAAATGAGAAAGATTATACTTTCTTTAGCTATCGTGTCCCTTCTTTTTGGGGGATACGTTTTTGCACAGACACCAGGTAATCGCACCGGGCCGGGTGATGGCCAACTTATCAGCATGTCTTACCAGAATACCGCACCTAAAAGGTTTAGGGTTGTTAGGTATCTTGGTACAGGGGTTGAGGCTGAGGCTACATCGGCTACTATTGCCGCGGAGTCAATAGTCGTTTGGGATACCGTTGTTGATGACGGTGTTACAATCAAACTGACTACGATTTCCGGGGATACCACTGTTGCAGGTATTATCGTGAATAACTGTCTTACTCAAGACACTTCAGGTAATACCGCCGCACAGGACAGAGGCAAAGACAACTGGACTTTCTTGCAGACCTATGGTATGGCGGAAGTCAGAGTTGATGCTTCTCTTGGCGGTTTTGCAGGTGGAGCAATGGGTACAGGTACTACGCTGGGTGAAGCTAGTGGCTGGACTTCAACTAATGCTGCTGGTATTGGTGAATCACACAGACAAGGCAACGCTGGATTTTTCATGGACAATGGTACAGCTGGGGATGATGACGTAGAAGTGTTTTTGAAATGTGAGTAATTGCATTCCAAAGACTTTTGACAATTAGGAAAATTTACCGGGGGGTGGCTTCCCGCCTCCCGGTGTATTTATGAAAAATATATTTATATTAATTCTTTTCACATTGATTACCTTTACCGCTCATCCTGATGAGTTGGCTATTCCTTTCTCTTGTTACCCCAAAGCAATACAGCAAGAGTTTGCAAAAAATGGGTTTAAGGTTGACTTAGACCCAAACGAAAGGACAGTTGGCTCATGGGGATTTATTATCAACAAAGGGGCGGAATACGTTATCTATACGTATAATCCAGTTAGTGATGTTGAACTTAGTATAATAATGACCGTTATTAACAAACCTAATAAATATTGGGAGGACAAATGGCAAAATCAACAATAGACAATCTAGTCGCGAAGATAAAACGCAGAGCTGATTATAATGTGTCTAACGACACACCCTTGGACACCTTAGCCATAGACATAATCAACGATGCGCTGAAAGTCATTAAGCAGCTATTTTTAGACCATAGCCTTTTAGATGACATATCGGAATCAACCACCCTAACGCCAGTAGCAGATCAAGAATATATAGATATATCTGCTTTACCGGTAGATTTCAGCCAACCATTCAAATTTACAGAGCGTACTAATGATAGTGTTATAGAACTAATACCGTTTAGCAGATACAGAGATTTATTCCCCGATCCTTCTGCCGACTCAGCTGCAACCCCTGACGTATGCGCTTTATGGGATAATAAATTATATCTCGGCCCTACGCCTAGCGTTGCTACTGCTGATCTGATAGTTTTAGATTATATTAAATTATTAACAGATGTGATATCAGGCGGCAGTTCACCTTTTGAAAATAAATACGATCCATTAGTAATAGCTATGGGCGTAGCTGAGCTAAAAGAGTTTTTAGATGATAGTAATACAACTGGTATCTCTGCTGCTAAGGTCAAAGTTAAAGAGTTAAAAGATGAATTGATAATCGGGGCGGCTAAGAATATAGGGATGAACCAGCAATGTCAATCACGTTCACCGGATATATCATACTTTAGCCCGAAAATCCCAATAGCATGATAAAACAAATACTAGAGACATACTCTCCTAAAGTAATCAGAGCTTTTATTATAGCCTTATGCTTTCTCTGTATTGTGACAGTCCAGGGCATGCACGAAAGAGAAGCACAGCAATTCGTGATGACTATAGCTATCTCTGTTATATTCGGCCTATTGCTGAGAAACATCTGGCTGACAGGTTTTCTTTGGTGGACATTATTCCTATTTTGCTTTTTCAAGTTTGAGACAGGCCATACCTATTTGTCTAACATATTTTACTGTTCAATTCTTTACTACCTGACAAAAACATATTTTAAGAAAAAACATATAAAATATTTCTTCAATGCGATTGTTGTCCTAATGTCGATAAATGTACTATACGCTTTTATCCAACTAGCGGGGTATGATTTTATCTATGGGGAAAACTTTCTCACTGCTACGGCATGGAAAAATCATGCTATTAATTTAAAGCCTACCGGGTTTATGGGGCATGCGTCTATTCTAGGGTATTTATGCGCGTTAGCTGTCCCGATATGCGCTATGAGGCGGTCAAAATGGGGCAAAATGACCCTTGTCCTGGCCTTTGCCGGTCTTTACCTATCCAAAGCATCAAGTTGCCTTTTAATCGCAATAATAGGGCTTATTTTTGTTTCTTTCTTCAGAGTCCCGCGTAAGCTCTGGTGGGGTATTGTTATCGTTTTATTAATAGGTGGAGGCTCGTATTTAAAATGGGTAGACAGACCGCAGAGAGCAAGACTCAGCCAATGGCAGGTAGTGCTTAGGAAAGCAACTGTGAGGCCCATAACCGGTTGGGGATTGGATTCATTTAGAAACATAACTAAAACCAAGACGTTTAACTTCGCAACGAAAGTAAATAAAACATGGTCAAAGAATGTATTGCATCAAAACGTACACAAATGGGATAACCCTCACAATCTTTATGTATCTTTATTTTTTGAATGGGGGGTATTCGGTTTGGTGTTTTTATTCGGTTATGTGTATAGTCTTTTTAGAATGTTTAGGTACTCGATGAAGAGTGACCAGACTCTAGCCCTTGGGGCATTTTGTGCTATTGTCTTATTGATCAGTCTAGCACACTTCCCGATGTTTCTTGCCAGGACAGCGTGTTTCATAATTCCGGGCTTTGCTTTGTTCGAACTATCAATGAAAAAGGAGACCTATGCTTAAATTTATTAAAGAAGAGTTGTCTCACGTTACAGACAAGTATGCGGTTGAGCTGAAGAAGTTTCACGATGCCCTGGCACTTAAACAGAAAGAGCTAGAGAAGCATATACTCGAAGTCCGCCGTCAAAACGGTGTTTTGAAAGATCAAGAGAAAAGCAACAATCGTAAATTAAAGATAGAGGTAGAGAAATTAGTAAAAGAACAAACTGAAGTTATAAATATAAAAACTCAGTTAGGGAAGGAAATATCAAAACATAACAAATTGAATAATACATTATCATTCAATAAGTCTAAATCAGACTTGGCCCTAAGCACTGTCGAGGGTGAAAGAGACCTGGCCATAGATGAAAGAAGAAAACAGGAAGCCATTACGAAAAATTATGAGCTTAAAACTACATTGTTAGGCACAGACTCCAAGCGTCTTGAAAAGAAACGTACTGAACACGATCAAAGAGAGGATGCTTTAAGGCTTAAAGAAAAGGTTTTTGATAAGAAAGAGCGGGAGAGGATAAACAAAGAGCATATATTAGGTGCAAGGGATTTGTGGATACAAACCCAAGAAAAGCGTATCAAACTTGAGCTTACTAAATTAAAACTAAAATGAGTACAAACAAAAGTTTAGAACCTTTATTCAATGAAGGTGATGTAAACGCAGAAGGTGGGAAAGTAACGGCTATAGCGGAGATAGGTGCGGCATCACATCGAACGCCTGTAAATATAACATCCGGTGTGCATCAATTTATAATCGGAGCGGGTAAAGGTAGCATAGAATTTGAAAATGCGGGAAGTAAGGTAATTTATTATGGAGGTTCAGGAGTATCTTCAGCAAATGGGATTGCTTTTTATCCCAGGAGTAAGATAAGATTCCTTAAAGTTAAAGGTTCATTCAATATTTTTCTTGTAACAGCAGGGGCAGATGTTAGTGAAATCAGGATTGTTGAGTATATTTAAGTTACTTTTAGTTTTTGCTTTTGCGTTAAACGTACAAGCACAAGACAATATCTTTGAGACTAGAGTTTTGATAATATCAGACGATAGTACCTCTGTTTTCAACCCGTATAGCATTGGATTCTCCCCGGACGGCGGCGTTCAGGATAACTCTGACGGTACAGTTACGGTCAATCTTGATACGGCTTTATCAGATGTATTCTGGCGCAAGTATGTGAATGATACCGGGCTAACAGGGGATAAGGACGGATCATTTGATATTGATACTACTGGTTCAGGCGCATTCGATACCGGGGTTACAGACGGCACAACAGTAATACAGTTTGGAAATTATGGCTGGGTAGGCAATATATCAGGAGCGGATGTTGATATATCTGCCGGGACTGGTGATTTTACAACCACAGGCACAGGGCGCTTTGACAGTGGATTAACCGATAGCAGCCCTCTTCTGTCAGTAGATATAGCTAACAGAATACTTTACGCAAGCAATGGTTCCGATGCCGTCTTCAATTGGTCAAATCCTGGGGCTGCCAATTTTAATGATAGCTCAGTCTATACTTCAAATACTGGGTCTTTCGGCAATTCATACTATGCAGAGTTAGGAGGGTCAACTTTCGGTGGCAATACTTTCGCTGGAATCTTCCGTAGTAACGGAGATACCCAAGGAGTTTTGCTTGGTGGAGATACCTATGCCTTCATAGACTTATCAGGCCAGTCTTGGATAGACAACGCTGGAGGGGGTAATTTTGATAATTCAGTTACCTCTTTAAATGCCTATATTGGAACAATGTCTATCTATGGTGGAACCATTATAGACTCAAGCGGTAGCATCAGTTTTGGCAATGAGAATCTTACAACTGAAGGCCAAGGAACATTTGGTTCAGTCACTGATGGTGTAACCTTGAACGATGGAAGTTCTGCACTCCATATTTACGGTATAGCCAGTACAGAATATGGCATTGTAGATACAGGTATAGACTTTAACTATGTAACCAAACCCAATGCCCCTGTAGCAGTAGAAATAGACACAGCAGGGAACGTTGACGCTGGACTTCACTATTACTACGTTACCTATGAAACTGCTTTTGGAGAAACAGAACGAAGTACAGCTGACTCAATAACTGTAGTTGCAGGTAAACAACAGGTCACAGTAACTATCTCTGTAAGCCCTGATTATCGTGTTACTTCTAGGAAGATTTACAGAACTAAAGCAGGTGAAGCGAATTATAAAGAGTATCACCTAGCCACAGTATCAAACAACACCACAACGGAATATATAGACAACATATCTGACGCAACAATGGAAGTCAGTGGTAGGGTCTATCTCTACGCACAAAGCAATACCACTAACTCGATGATTCTGCAAGACGGAGTACCTGCCTTAATCATCGGTGCTACATCAACCATGATGGGTGCAGGTGCAGGGATTTCTGGGAATAGCGTTGTTATAGGTTCAGAGGCAGGAGCTAATTTAGAGTTATCAGGCTTAGGCAATACTCTCATTGGACTCCACGCAGGAAGAGCCTTAGAAACTGGTACATCAAATGTGGCGATAGGATATGACCCAATGGTAAATTGTGGCACTTCTGCACTTAATACTATTGCTATTGGACAGAATAGTTTACAGTTTACCTCTGGCACTGTAAACACAGGATTAGGACACAATGCTGGAAGATACACCGCAGGCGGAAACTATAATGTATTTGTAGGTGGTTATTCAGGCACTGGTGCAAATGGGGCAAGCAATATCGGTTATAACACATGTGTCGGAACTTACTCAGGAACAGCTTTGAGAACCAATGGAAACAAAAACGCTTTGTTTGGATATTCAACTGGTGGCAATCTTACAACAGGCGAGAGAAATACAATGCTTGGATATTATTCTCGTGCTTATGATGTTGATACAGATTATGCCGTAGCAGTTGGTAATGTCACTAAGGTAGCAGACTATGGTGTATCTATCGGAAATAATGCTGGTCTATATGAAACTGCTACTTATAAATTATTCATTGATAGTATTGACAGAAGTACCGAAGCAGAGGCAAGAGCAGAAGCCCTTATCTATGGCTTTTTTGATGCAGTAGTTGAGAACCAATTCCTAACCATTAACGCGGGGACTATCAATACCAAAGGAAAAATAGTATTAACTCAAACAGACGGTAATGAATACATAGACTCTGGCTTAGATGGTTGGGTTAATATAGGCGCCACAATAGGCATAGAGATGAATGCTCCTGTATGGGCTTTGGGTGATTTAGATGTAGCGGGAAGCTCTACCTTTGGAGCCGGAACGGATACCACAATCATTAGTAACGCTGGCAGAATGACAATGACAGGTGATGGAAGATATTGGATAGGCTTTGAAATAGATTCCGCAGGGTTTAAAGAACCACCAGCCAATTCAGCAACTCTTGTTAATAGAGGGGTAAGCACAGCTTATGAATTTACAGATGGCAACCAAGATCATATCCACGCAAGCATGAGGATCACTGGAAGATGGGATGATACTGAAAATATGGAAGTTATTTTAGTATGGGATAGCCCGACAACGTCAGAAGATTGTTACTGGCAAATAGGTTATCAAATCAAAGCGGCAGGTGAAGATATGACTGATACCGCCGTAACCGATGTTCCTTGTTTGCATGAAAGCTCAGGAAATGCAAATGGTTTGGTTCATTCTACCTGTGTTATCCCTACGGCAGCTTTTGATGCGGGAGATAAAGTATTAGGACTAAAAATTTATAGATTGGGTGATGAATTAACAGACACTCTAGGTGCAAGTGCGTTCTTGCATAAGATGATTATAAGAGGCGTTGCTGATAATCTAGGTGGAGTTGTATCGTAAGGAGGTGGGTTATGAAAAGAATTATTTGTTTATCAATAGTAACATTGCTTATCACCGTAACAGTATTGGCCCAAAGGGTAATCACATTTGAGAATGTAGACGATATAAAATTTAAGACAAATATAATTATGCCATATTCGACCTATAATTTTACATCAAGAGAGAAGGAATATTATCCTTATGCGGTGCAGATAGAGGGCTGGGCTAATACTGGTGGTGTAAGAGTCACCGAATCAGATATATATCCTTTCGGAGATATTTCAAACACAACGTATACGACAACGGAAGTATATAGCAGATCCCCGGTATGGCTAAAGACGTTGATGAAAAGTACAGCGCAGAAGTTGATTAATAAGGATATGTCGCAATAAGACAACAAACAGGAGGTAAGAATGGATTATACAAAATTGCTAGAACCGGTAGTTAAAGAAATTAAAAGAGCGGAGATTAAGATTCTTGATGAAGCTAATGCTGAGTTAAAGAAAGCGCAAGGAGAATGTGCAAAATTTAAAATATTGGATGATTCTCTTACTGAAACAATTAAGAAAAATGAAGTTGTTGTAATAGCCCTTGAAGATAAATTAAACAAAAAGATAGCTGAACAGGCTGATATCAAAACATCTTTAAGCCGTGAATCTAGCCGGTACGCTAAGTTGTCAGGTGATCTTGAGTTGGCTGTATCTAAAGCCAAGATAGAGTGTGATAACCTAGTCATAGATCGTAATGTTGTTAAGGCTTCATTAGACAAGGCTAGAGTCCAAGAAAGAGATTACATTAAGAAGTTTGAGTATTTAACTGGTGAGGAAACCAAGTTAAAGAATAATGTTCAACTGTTGAACGAGCAAAGGAGCAAGTTGGATAAGGACACAAAGTTATTGTTAAAAAAGAAAACTGAGTTAGATGATAAGGGATTGAAATTGTCTATATTGGCAGAGAAACTTAAAAACAAAAAGAGGTAAGAAATGACAGATATTAGTACAGAGGCGTTTTTGAATGCGAATGCGTCAAGAGTAGGCGGGTATAATATATCTAATACGGAAACTGGATCAACATCGTACTATGGCTATATCGATAAAGACGGCGGATGGTATATACAAAAAGCAGTAGTGGCCGGAGCAGCGACAACTTATACCTATGCTAAGGGAGACAGTGGTTATGATTGGGCGAACAAAGCGACAGCAACTTATGGCCGTTTTGATACGATATTTGGATAATGTGAGGTAAGAATGAAAAAAATATGCATTTTGCTTTTGCTTTGTGTTTTTACATTCTATAGCTATGCAGTGATGCAACCTACTATAACAGGGCTTGATAGGGCTGTATCTATGGAAGAAGAGGATGGAGCGCCGTCTGTGCTGGACATATCAAAAGTCAAAGTCACCAATGGAACGCTCACTGACAATTCCGATGGCACGGTTTCTCTTGTACTAACTGGCGGGAGTGGGGATAGTGTTACAGTCAATGGGGTTAATGTAGACTCAGTAGCTAACTTTAAAGACGATACAGATGTCACCTTTACACGGACTGACGGTGGTGCAGGTGGGCCGGATGATGTTAAGGCTTATGTGGTAGACGATAGCCATAATCATACCTACGCAAATATTGATCAGACTACATCAGCTAATTGGATCGGCCGTGTGTCTGATGAGACAGGGACAGGCGCGTGGGTGTTTGGCACTACTCCGACTATAGCAACACCAGTTATCACAGGAAACATTTCAAGTGAACCTAAGTATTTACGGTTTAATCTTGTAGACCCTCTTGCTACGCAAACAGAGGACAATGAGATCTGTATTTGGCCGGTAACTGATGCGGACATCACCATAACTAAAATAACAGTCACGCTAGATTCAGCAGCGAATGAGATTGCCGGTGATTTAAAATACGCAGATACTTTCATTGGACTAGCTAACCCGGTGGTAGTAAATACTTTCGATACTACAGCCGGAGTATTGGCCGATGATAGTATTACATCTGGGGGAGTAGCCGCGGGGAAAACTATATATATATCATTTGACAGCGCTCCGAATACGGCGATAAAACAGGCGTGCTTTGAGATTCGTTACGATTATGACTAAGCTATTATTAATTTTTTTATTATTGTCTTTTCCAGCTTACGGCGCTTTAGTAGATGGTGTCAACTCTGGTTTTGTGACAACAGCCCCTGTGGCTGATCCGGACGGTTCTGCCGATACTCAAATAGATACCTTAGCCTTTTCAATGAAAGTGACCTCTCCCGCGGACATGACTACAATAACAGCAATGGGTGCATACATAAGCACTAACCCGGGGAATACACCGGATTTTGAGTTAGGTATATATACTCACGATGCCGGGAATGATAGACCAGATGCTTTGGTTGGATCGTCTACAGCAGGAGCGTTATCAGCAGGTGTGGGTTGGAAAACGAAAGCGGGGTTGAGCATAGCTCTAGCCCCGAACACAATATATTGGTTGTGTATGCAGTGTGATAATGATGCTGGTGGAGCAACGAGATTAGACAGAGACTCAGCAGGTACTCCAAAGAGAGATTACAAAACATCACAGACAGCATTGCCTAGTCCATGGGGGGTTAGTTCTGGCAGTTTTACTGGGTTGTTGGCGATATATGCATTTTATACTACTGCCACTACTCGTGGGAAAATGATAATGATATATTAAGGAGAACTTTGTGAGGGTAGGATGAACGGAGAAGAATTTAAAATATTCCAAGCTACGATGACCGAGCGTTGGGATAACCACGACACCAGAGCTAATGCTAATTCTAGTAGGATAGACGAAAGCCTAAAATGTATATTTAAAAAACTCGACAGCATCCGCGGGCAGAAAGAAATATGTATGAAAGAATCAAGAGAGTACACAGACAAAGCTGAAAGTTACTCTAAGGCATACACAAGCAAATTAGTAGCCATTTCGTTAGGAATACCGGTTACATTATTTATATTGGTTAGATTGTTTGAATATTTAATAAGAAAATGAATATACCAGACAAATATGTAATCAAGTACATGCACAATTATCTAAGTACACATGCTGTGATGAAAGATATGCGAGACGTGTACACTATGATGTTACTAGCTAAGAAAACTGGTAAAGGGTTAGACAACGCGTTGGATAAGATGCATAGGATTTATAATAAGGTGAAGATACTTGACTGTAATCTACAGTTACAACGGCAAGAGTATTTAGCGAAGGGAGAGTAAAATGCCACCTAAAAATTTTTATACTAAATTTAACGGTAAGATAGACAGGCGCACGCCATCAAATGAGGGGAAATCTGATAGTCCGGTATTAAGAGAAAATTGGTTGTCTCGCGATGGAAGGCTTAAAATCCCATTAGGTACAGAGAAAGTTTTTACATCGGCTATGTCTGGTATACCACGTTGGTCCGGAAGGTATTACACCAACGAGGCGAGTATAGTGTCACCTAAGACTTTCGCTTATACCGAGGATGGATTTATATGGCTTATAGATGATGTTCTCAACACGCGTACAGAGCTAAGGGGGAACCTGGCATTAAATGCTTATCCTAAACATCAGCTTTTTAAGACGGCTAACCAGACTAAGATGTATCTTGTAGACGGGGTCAACCTCGTTGAATATGACGGCAATAATGATAATAGGTTTGATATAACCGGGGTGGCCGATGCAAACGGTAATTCACTCAAGCCTATAGATGTTGCAGAGCATAAAGATAGGTTATGGATGATATCTAGGACAGATCTCCATGTGTCAAAGAATTTAGAACCTACCGTATTTGACGATGCAACGGACAGCCTTAACATAATTGTAGGTTCGGGCCGTGGGGAGAATCTTGCTTTAGGCAAAATTGAAGATAAACTTTACATATTCAATACCGAAGGAATATTCGTTGTGATAGGTGATGTTATCAGTGCGCTTGCGATTACGTTTGAGGTTAGGCTTATTGAAGAAAGAAGCATCATTGCGGGGCGTACTGCTGCTAAGGTAGAGAAGGCTATAATATTTATGGCAGATGATTATGAGCTATGGTCATGGGATGGCAACGCTGCACAGATGTTGACCTTTGAATTGAAGATGAAGGATTTTGTAGAAACTGTAAGGGATAAATTAGATAAGGCTTCTGCGGGAGTTTTTAACAATTATTACCAAGTCAGTTTTGTAGAGAAAGGACGTACTGAACCTAATTATGAGGTCTGGTATGATGCTTTAACCGGCAATGTTGATGTTGTAAAGGGCCGTAATGTCTCTGCTTTTATGCGAAGTGACTCGGCTAAGGAGACCGATTTTCAATTACTTTGCCGCTCTGACTCAAACTTTATAATGCATGGTGATAGAGGCAGAAGGTTCGACGGCGTGGCAATACATACAAAACTACGCACCAGGGATTTAACCGTAGCTAAGGGACAAAACGTAAGATTTTTAGCTTTCTATCCTGAGTTTGTGCCTACGGGTGATATGAACTTTATAATCATGTACCATTTAGACGGAAGGATCTCGCAGCCAAGCGGTGAACAAACATCTTGGATACAGAATTTAAGAGGAGAAACCAAGACTCTAGGGTATATAGAAATAGGTAACCAAAGCCAATTTACAGGCAGGGTGAGACCTAAGATAGATTATGCTAGAGGTTCAAGCATAGCGTTTGAGATTGATGCAAATATAAATGATTTACAGCCGGAGTTGTTGGGCATGGGGATAGATTTTGTTCTTAAAAGTCGTAAGAAAATAAAAGTAATAGGAGGGTGACGATGAAAAGAATTATTGTATTTTTGATAGGGGCTTTTGTTTATTCGTCTGTTTGCTTTGGACAAGTAACAATGATCGATGTACTTACTGCGGATGACGTGACCGTTTATAATCTCCAAACTAATTTTACCACCGCTGAGACGGGTATCAATAGTGCAGATGGAGCTTTGCTACAAGCTGGTACAATCCCGGCAACAGCACTTGACGATAATGCAGATCCTACAAATCGCTGGGATGAAGCGTTTAATGACTTTGTTTTTACCGGATTAACCATTCCCACAAGTGCAAGCTTAACCTCTACTACCACGTTAGGTACAGCCTATGTCTTAGGCACTCGTGTACTTAAAGACGCAACACCAAAGGTTTACACAGCGTCTAAGCATACCTTTGTAGACTTATCAAACAATGGTACATATACTTATTCAGAGGTAGCAATACAGGCAACAGAACCGGTAGTAGCAACTAACTCAATAAGAATAGCAAGGGTATCGTCTGATACTACCACCGTTTCTTCTGTGAGAGACGATAGGATTACAGGTATTAATCTATCTAATACATCTTTGATACAAGACGCTGATTCCGATACTTCTGTAGACACGGAAGCAAATACTGATGAGGATATAATCAGGTTTAAAACTGCTGATGTACAAAGAGCGCAGATAAATGCTAGTGGATTGGTACTTTCTTCCGGTGCAGATATTACTAATTTTTCAACAGACGCTACATTAGCGGGCAATTCAGATGATGCAGTACCTACACAGAAGGCTATTAAGACCTGGACGGAAGGAGGAAATTTTGATGCAAGAGTAAAAGGGTGGATAAATTTGGACGGTACAGGGGTAATAGCTGATGACGATTCCTTTAATGTCTCAGGGATAACAGATGAGGGTGTAGGAGAGTACACTATCACCTGGGACACTGATTTTACTAATGCAGATTATGCTGTCTCGTGTATGTCAGTATCCGATTCAACTAGGATAAATGCATTAGCTACTGGAAGTGCGAGAATACATACTTTTTCTGCCGTTCCCGCTGCTGAAGATACAGACCCACTTTGCTGCATAGCTTGTGGAACACAATAAGGAGGTTTTATGAGAAAATATATTTTAACTTTTGTTTTAATCTTAGCCGTTGGTGTTGCTTACGCTGATACCCGCCGAGTTTGGTATTATCCAGATAAGTCCGTGAAGGTAAGATCGTGTAGCCCCAGCGTGACGTGGGATTACTGTATAGAGGAAGCTCTAGGTGCTGACCCAACCTTAATCGGGTTACCTTATGATGATATGGACTCATCCATGTTACCGGATAGGGCAGATCGAAATGCTTGGGAAGGTGATCCCTGGAACGGCCTTGGGGTAAACCAGACTAAAGCCTTAAAGGGGCAACAGGATAAGTTGATTATAGGGCGCGCTGTTAAAATTAAAAAAGACAAAGGGCGTAAAGACGCTATCAAGGAGTTAATAGACGAAGGGTTGCTACCCGGGAACTATACGGAATAATGGAAAGATTCCCTAGGAAAATTCAAGATAAAGACCTCAATTCAGCATTAGACCATATTTCCCAAAATGCTATGGGTAATATTATTTTGCTTACGGCTACACCCACAAGTGCATCTGAGATGAAAGCTAATACTATGGCGTATTACAACAATGAATTATTTATTAAGTTAGGGAATGGAGAGCTTAAAAAGTTTACCGTTACAGCGGTTTAAAGAGGAAACTTGCAACCGTTGTAACAGGTGTTGTTATTTCAGGAAAAGGGATAAAGAAGGAAGAATATTTTACACAGGTCTTAAATGCAAATATTTGTTAGAAACTGTTATTGCAGGATTTTCAGTATTCACTATATGCAGTATTTATGAAAATAGACCAAAATGGTGTTTGACTATAGAACAGATGATAGAGAAAAATATTTTACCGGAAGAATGCGCTTATAAATAGGAGGTACTTATGGGCTTACCATTAGCGATAGGATTAGCGGCAGGGGCAGGGTTATTAGGGTCAGGTATTTCTGCATTTGGACAACATAGTGCTTCTAAAAAGGCTGCACGTTCTCAAGAAGAATATACCCAATTCTTGAGAGAAGAAGCTGCGCGGCAAACAGCTAATCGCCAACGTGCTTTGGGTGTAGCGACAAAAGCTACGGAACAGTATAAATTCCCCTCTATTCTAGGTACAGATATAGGCAAGCGACAAGAGCAAACCCTAGAGGATAGAATAGCAGGGCGTGGGCTTATAGATATTGGCAAACAAACAGCACCTTTTGCGGCCCAAAGAAGGGCAGGACTACAAGAGCAGACTATACCCGGAATAACAGCAGCAGCTTCAGCAAGAGGGTTAGGTCGTTCTACAATCCCGGTATCACAGATAGGCCAAGCCTCACAAGCGGCAGAGCGTGATATAGAATCAAGAGTCGCAGAACTACAGCGGTATAAACAGGGGCAGATAGAAAGAGCCGTGGGTGCAAGAGGGGGTTTAGCAGTTCAAGAACAAGGTGGCCTTGAAAGGGTTGCGAAATTCGGCCGTGAAGGAGAGTTTGCATTAGCTAATATCATCACAGGTAACTCTGCTTTAGAACAGAGAGACAACACAGCTATAGCAGAGTCTATCCGACAAGGTGGTATCCAACAGGCAACAGATGATCTACAACAAGCAATGATAATGGGTTCAGGGTTATCGGGCGCAGCGTCAGGCGTGGCTAATTCTTTGAGTCTTGAAGCCTTGATGACATCTCTCAATGATTTTGATGTAGATGATGGTACAACAGGAGCAAGAACTAATGTCGGAACTTTAAAATCTAATTTTGCAGCAAATCCAACTTTAAGGAGGTAATTATGTCCACTTTAAAAGAACAATTAACAGCGCTAGGCCCGGAGGGTAGAGCGCAATTAAAGCAAGAAGTAATAAGACGACAGGCTGAAGGTGGTGGCGGTGGTGCAGGTGGTGCAATCGCCGGAGGTTTAAGAGGGGCAGCACAGGGAATATCTTCTGCCATACAAGGTAAGCCATTCGCAGCCTTGCAACAGACCCCGGCTTCCATAGAGAGCCTTAAAGCTGAAAGAACCATCAGTGATTATGAACGCAAAGAAAGAATCAAGGCTACAATCAAGAAAGAGTTTGCTGATCCTAAAGAAGATAAATTCGATGATGTAATCCAAAAGGCTATCTCAGGTGAGATCAACTTTGATGAGGTAAAACAAAAGTTTCCGTTAAAAAGAAAAGCCATTGAAGATTTAGAGGATAGGTTAGACGTAGAGGCGCAATTATCTGCAACTGTAGAGCAAGACCCCGCTTTCACGAAAGGCACAGGCACGCCAGTCAGCCATATCAAATCTTTCTTCTCCGGTTCACAAGCTGAAGTAGATGAAAAGACTCAAGGTGTTATAGACCAGATAAAAACCCAAGAAGATATAGATGAACTTATACTCCGCAGAGACGAGGCCGAGCAGGAAGGGATAGACGTTGATGCTATACTAGAGGCTTTTGGGATCAAGGAAGAAGAGGCGACTCGTATAGGTGAATTTAGAAGACAAAAACAAGGAGTGCGCTTTTAATGGCTCTTAATTTTAAAATAAAATCCAAGATCTTGGATGAGCTTGACCGCATAATCCCACCTGAAGAACAGGGTGCGTTCATAGAGAGAGAGCGTAAGCTCTTGCCCACTAGGGAAGATTTAAAGAAAGTAGGCAAGTTTGTAGGTAAACAACTCTCATTCGGCCAGGCTAGAGGTGCGTTACTCCGGGGGAGACCCGGACAGCCATCAGAGGTGATCAAACCTACCGAAGCCAAAGCTCTAGGTAAGACCGTAGCATTCCCTTTCAGACAAATCCACAGACCAATAGCAGGTATCCAAGAGACGGTAGGGACAGCGCTAGAGGGCAAGACAGCAGCTGAAGCGTTAAGGGCCGGAGCCAGAGGGTTTCTCGAGCCTGAAAAAGCTAAGACTATAACCAGCAGAGTACCCATAACAAAGTTTGAGAGAGGCGGACCGGCAGCAAGACTTATCCCCAGAGCATTAGTCACCGGTGTAGAAGAGTTCGCATTATTCCAATTAGTATTTGGTAACGCCGCCAAGCGTGTAGCCCAAGGTATTAGGGGCAGAGTTAGCCTTGATAGAGTAAAGAGAGCGATACCGGCATTAGAAAAATTAAAAGTGAAGTTTGGCAGTAGCAAGACCATAGGCCGGGGAGATGTACTTACCCAGAAAGCCAAAGCATTCATAACGGAAGCCCAGAGAAACCCGGCTATGAGGAAAGTGTTAGACGCTATCTCGAAAGGCCAATTAGTCAAAGGCCAACCCACCCTATTATTCGCAGGTGCACCTGTACCCTTCAAACCAGGCGATATAGTCCGCATAGGCAAAGACATAGCTAAGATAAGTAAGATAGAAGCAGGGAAGGCTATATTATTGATAGGGGGGAAAGAGGTTGTTAAGAATTTGTCTGATTTATCTCCGGAACCTTTGGCAGAAGAAGCCAAGAAGTTTGAGACTGCGGAGGAGTTTACCAAGGCTCAGAAAGCAAATGTGTACTCTTCTGAGGACATAGAGTTACATCCCGAAATAGCAAAAAATATAGTTGGTCCTGCATTTTTGCAAGGGGATAAAATAATCGGTGCTAAATTTGGAGAGGGTGGAATATATAATCATGCAGATATTGCAAAAAAATTAGATTTTCCGAAAGATATTGTCCCAGGGTTTATAGACAAAGAAGGCAAATTTTTGTACCAATATGAAGAAGATATACCAAAGCAACAACTCACCGACATATTCAACAAAGCCAAAGAGGTAACACCTGTTGACCCCAAATCAATCATAGAACAAGCCGGAGGCAAATTCAAAGGCATAACCCCCGGCCTAAAAGCCCAAGGTGAGTTCCCTGCTACACCAGATATAATCCAATTCGATGACCCTAAGACCGGCTCAACATTAGCTGTGGCTGGGGATAAATTTTCCTTAGAGGCTGTAAAAGCAAAGATAGCAAAGTCAAGAGAGAGCTTTGTTGAAGGTGGGAAACTTAAAACTCCTGCAAAACCAATCATCCGCCAACCAAAATCAATTCGTTCTATAATCCGCAAGGCAGGTGGTATAGACCCAACAAGTCTACAAGCAGCCGGGGTTTCTAAGCAAGATATTGCAGAGTTCGGAGCTAAGGGTTTGCTTAAAAAAGGTGGCCAAAAGTTTGAGGACTTAGCCAATCAACTTATAGAAAGCGGAGATATAATCCTTTCCGGGGATGAGTTCCCTTCTGTAGCTTTGCTAGATTCAATACAAAGTGATGCTACCTCTTTATCTTTTGCTGATGAGGTTTCCCCCGGAGTAGAGAGAGCAATTAAACCTCCGGCTGTTATAAAACCAAAAGCCCCTATTATAAAACCTTCTGTTTTATCTCTAGGCAAGGTAAAACCTACTATCCATGAGGCCACAGGATTTACTAAAACTATTGAAACCATAGTAACTAACGAGGCCAAACTTCTTAAATTTAAACTACAGGCAGAGCAGAGAGCGTCTAAGCTAGGGGAGAAGGTAGGAAAAAGAGAAGTCAGAACAGCAGAGGCATTAAAACGAAAAGTAAATGACCTTGTTAAAACAATAAACAGCCTATCCAAGCGCGACATCCCCCCGGACTTCAAAGACCAAGTAGACGCTATAATGAGCAAGTTTGACCTGCATTTTCGCGCCCCCAAAACTATAGCTCGTAGGCAGAGCATGAGAGACTTTGTTGAAAGGTTAAAGGCGGAGGGTGAACTGATCCCGATACCCACAGACCGTTTAGAAGCCATAGACCAGATAACCCTTAATAACTTAAACGTAGACCAATTAGAAGCCATAAAGGACACCATTGCCCAGATAGTGCATATAGGCGCGTTGAAGAAGAAACTTATAGCAAGCAAACAACTAAGAGATTTCAAAGTGGTAGAGAATGATATCGTAACGAGGATAAGAGAATTAAGGCCAAACAAAGTTGTTGAAGAATTAGGAGAGGAATTTGCCCCGCCGTCTGCTAGAAAAAAGGATTTCTTTGGTAGGATAGACGATGCTGTGTCTAAGTTTTTCGGCTTTCATAGAAAGACAGAGTTCATAGCTAGGACATTAGATGGGTTTGGCTCCGGCCCAGTCCAAGATAACATAACCCAACCGATACAAGATGCCGGGAGCGCTGAACTGTCAAAAACAGAAGAGGTCTATACCAAATTACGTAACTTAGTTCAACCTTTGAACATGAATAAAGTTATAAATACTAAGATATCTGTCCCCGGGGTTAAGACTCAAATGACTATAGAGGAAATGATGACCGTATACCTTAACAGTCAGAACTCCGGCAACCTTGAGAGGCTTATAAGAGGCAACAATCTCACCGAAGCGCAGATAGATACCATAAATTCTAAACTAGCTAAAGACTACCCAGAGGTTAAAACATTTGCTGATGGGATATTTGACTTATTCGATAGCCTTTTTGACGATACAGTAAACACCACCCTTAAGCTAACAGGGTTAAGAGTCCAAAAGGTAGCCGGTAGATATTTCCCTATCATTACAGACAAAGAACTTAGCAAGATGGCTCAGTTCAGAGAAGCTGAAAAGGATTTATTCCAAGAGGTATTCCAAAGAACCTCTGTAGAGAAAGGGTTTACTAAGTCAAGAGTTGGAGGACGCGATGCGATAGAGCTAAGAGGGTTCACCTCTATTATGCGACACTTAGACTCTGTTATCCATTACAACACTCATGCCTTAGCTATAAGAGACGTACAGAAACTAATAGCCAGCCCAAGAATAAAGAATGCTATAGACAACGCTATGGGCGAGGCGATAACAAAACAATTTCCACCCTGGCTTAAAACAGTAGCGGATCCCCGGACCCCTGGGGTTACTACGGTTGAAAAGTGGGTTGACCATTTGAGACGTAACAGCACCGCTGCTATATTAGGCCTTAAATTCTCCGTATCACTATTACAAGCCGGTTCATTTACATTGACTATTAAGGAGATAGGCTTAGTACCTTCCATGCAGGGGTTAGTGGAATTTTGGCGCAATCCTAACGCGGCTACAAGATTTGTATTTGAAAACTCATCCCAAATGAAATTCAGGGCTAAAACTTTTGACCGGGAAATCAAAGATAGGATTAACTCCCGTGGTGTGCAGAAGATGATAAAAGATTTACCCGGGGCAGATGAGGTTCTATTCGCTATGATTAAAGGAGTTGATTTTCTGACCACTATGCCGTCATGGTTAGGTGCATATCATTTAAAACTAGGCCAAACCAATAGTCATATAGAGGCGGTGAGGTATGCAGATAAGATCGTAAGACTGACCCAACCTCAAGGTAGTGTCAAGGACTTAGCACAAATATCGCGAGGCAGACCATTCCAAAAACTATTCACTGCCTTTTATACATTCTTTTCCCAGTTATATAACCAGCAAGCATCTACTTTTGATAGATTAAAGTTTGGTAAAGAACACCCTCTAAGGAAGGTCAGAGACTTTACCTCTGCATGGTTTTGGATATTAGTCGCGCCTGTTATCTATTCCACTATGGCGAGGTCAGGGTTCAATGTGTTTGATAAAAAGAAATTTACAAAGAATTTTGTTAAGAAGTTTCCGGCAGAGGCTATCTCTTACGCCTTCGGAGGTTTGTTCCTCATAAGGGATTTAGCTAGTGCGATAGCAAAACCTTTCGGCTTCAAAGCCCCCCCGGGATTGAGAGGGTTCGAGAGCGGAGCCAGAGGCGCTAGAGCTAAATCTACGAAGTCAAAGATTAAGAATTTCACCCGCGCTTTAGGTACATTTACAGGAAGGATACCGGATCAATTATTCACGACCTTTGACGGGATAATGGACTTAGCAAGTGGCCGGAGCAAAGACATACGCAGACTGGTATTTTCTAAATACGCATTAGGTGAGAAGAAAGAGAAGAAACCCAAGAGCAAGTTCCAAGGCAGAAGTAGACTAAGAAGGAAAACACTAAGGCGTAATAAGCTAAGCTTTAGATAAGGAGGCCTAATGTCAGATGAAAAAGCAGTAAAAGAGTTCCTTGAAGAAAAACCTCAGCCTACAGGTAGTTTTTGGCGCGATGTTGGAGGGTGGCTATTAATCGCGGCTAAGGCGTATGCTCGGTACTATATTAAAAATGAGATTGGGAGTAAGAAATGGTAGACCTTAAAATATGCAAAATGGGTTACATCCTAGCATACAGAACAGACGGTAGCTGGGTAGCAAACAGAATAAGGGATATGCAGTTAAAAGCTGGCTTTCTATCTGAACACGCTGACTTCACCCACGTAGAGATATCGGGGGGAGAAAAACATAGCATCCAAATAGCCCCTCCCCGGGCTAGGTTAATCGATATAACAAAAACTCATAAAGACAGGTATGTTAAGATAATGGTTTATAAAAACTCTGTCTATAACAAAAGTAAGAGATACAAGGTAGCTTACTTTAGCGCGACATTAAATAATCTAGGCTATGATTTTTTAGGGGTCTTGAGATTTTTGGTTAGGTGGATAAAACAAAATAATAGATATTACTTTTGTTCTGAGGGGGTTAGCCAAAGCCTTCAAAAAGTATTCCCAAAAGCGTTAGAAGGACGAAAACCAAGTGATATTATGCCAGCAGATTTTCTGAATCAAAAAGAGTTTGAATGTGCGTTCGAAGGAATTATTGAGTAAGAGGAGGCTCGCATGAAACTATTTATTTTAGCAGTTTTGGGTTTATCTTTTATTTCTTGCACGACCATCATAACTAAAGGAAAAGTTGTTAATGGTGATCTTGTAGCGAGTGAGTTTATAAAGATACGTGGTATCGGAAGTGGTGAGTTCCCGGATGGCACTAAGGGGACTGGTGAACCGATGATGAAGATGCCTGATATTGAGTTCGACCAGTGAGCGGCTAAACCCCTATCCAGTGTTGTCCTGTTTTAATCATTGAAATTTGTGCTGAACTGACAGAATATTTTTGAGCGAGTGTCTTTTGAAGAACACCGTTTGACAATTCTTTTCTAATTTCTTTTGCTTTTTCGACTGTTAGTTTTGTTGCTCTGCTATTCCTAGAATTTTCTGCACAAGTAACGAATCGACAATTCCCTGGTGTATAGTTGCCGTCATTATTTCTGCGGTCTATCTGCAAACCTTTTTTGACACCATGAGTTATCGCCCAATTATAAAAAGGTAAAAACTTTTGCCATTCTTTACATACGGTGATGCCCCTTCCACCCCAATATTTGTATTCAGGATGGGTTTTACTATTACATCTGTTTTTTAAATTTAACCATACGGAATGCAACTCGTTGAATTTAATTTTAATATTTTGGTCATATAATTGCCGACAAATTTTACAACAATATTGAAAACCATCTTTTCTAGCAGTATTTTTATGAAAATCGGTAAGATTTTTAATTACACCATACCCAGAACACGCTTTAGTTTTCATGTAATCCTCCAAATTAAAAAAGCCAGCTTTCGGTGTGCTAAAGAAGATACGATATATCTTCCACCTAATAACTGGCCTGAGTTTACATAAAAAAATCGCACCTTCTTTAGCTAATTCTAGCATAACTACTGGTGCTATTTTGTCAAGTTTTCTTTACCACCAAACCTCAGTATCCATATATGATAATTCTTATATCTTTCTTCATGGCTACTATGTTATGCTCACTAAGCTCAATCCTGTCCTTTGCATCCTTGATCTCATGAGCGTATGATTCGACCAACCTGTCATATCGTTTACTGACCTGTATGCCGTGACTAAGAAGTATCCAATTCAAGATTAACAATATTACCACCACTGGCCATGCCTTCTTAGTCATTACGCCAATAGTTGAAAGCACTGCCCCAGTGATATATAGCCATGTAATATATTCAGCCCATGGTTGCATCAGACCTCCTTCTTATGTTTAGACTGTTCCTTTGACCAATCCAGCTCTTTCCCCTTCGGCTTCCCACATAGCGCACAATACTCTCTGCCTTTAGGGTCAAACGCTCCACTTGGTATAAACTGTTTACAACCCACTCTATCTTCCAAGGGTTTCATATTTATATAACAACTCATTTTTTCCTCGTTTGTATAAAAATCCCTATCATTAATACCAATATTACTATAAACGATACCACCATGAATAGGCCTATTCCAAAGATAGCAATCGTGGTGAATGTATTGTTTGTCAAATGCCAGGCTATAGAGTTTCTGATTGTGTCCATTACAATTCCTCGCCCCACAAGAGCTTAACTATAATATCACTCGCGACAAAAACCATAGCCAAAGGAAACAAGACAATCATTACTGCGGTTGCTAAGGATGCTAGGATTTGTTTAAGCATATATACCCCCAATATATAGCCCCGCAAATAAGGGCAGCCACGACCGCAACCACCCAGGTATAGGGCGGTGTAACCACAACATCAATATAATTTAACCATTCGTGAAATGTCATTCAACCTCTGCTATACTGATCATATAACCACTGTAATCCTTCACTCTCTACCCATTCTTCGAACTCATAATCTATTTCGTACATTCCTCCCCCTGTGTTTTTGGGTGGCATACCGAATTACAACCATGCCAATCAAGGTTCCTTTTACTACTACTCCCGATAGCAACAATCAAATCACAAATCATTTCTGCTAATAGAAAATCAGGCATATCACAGATGTTTTCTACCGAATGTTCGTTAACTAATTTTTTAAGTTCTGTCTTAAAACTTTCTATAACCCACCTCCTCTCAGTAATAAACTCTATCTTTGTATTTATGTATTCACTCTTACTCACTCTATCCTCCCTTTTATTTCCTTGAGGCAATGGTTGAAGCCTTCATCTCTCTCACATTCTATTTCGTACATCTTCCCTCTAAATAATCAACTATCGCCTTGGCACATAATTTCCTAGGTATACTATTAACTAAAATCCCAAAGTGATGTTTCATTATTGAGTCTAGTTCTTTTTCCTCCGGCAACACCTCCCTCATAGCGGTTAGGATTGCTTGGACACACTCCTCGGTGTTATAAACCTCTATTCTTAAACCCGTTGTCATACAAGGTTCACCTTGTTTATAGTCGGTTAATATGTTTGTAACCTTTTCACTCAGCTTGTTCATTTGCCCTCCAATATTCGGAATTATAACTGTTTATAATAGGTTTGTTTTTTTCAACAAAATCCAACCCTTCCTTATGCCCAAACATACATCGGTCACAATAAACCATAATAAACTTAT